TCTTGTTTTAGAGTTTGATAACCCATAGAGCCACTAATAATAAAACCTACAACGATAGCTATACTCTTAATATCGAGCTTTATATCAGGCTTTTTATCGCCATCTATATCAATACCTACTTGTTTGTCTAATATTTCTGCCATTATGAAAGTGATTTAGTTGTTGTGTTTTCTGCTGCCATAATTTATTATTACCTGTTTTTACCTTCTTTTACCTCGTTTACTCCTCGTTCTACGTGTTCTTTTTCTTGTTTTCTTTTGCGTTTCGCTCATATCTAGTATATCAAGAACTGTAGGTGGCTTGTCTAAACCAAAGTCATACGTTGACCATCCTAAACTCATAAGTAATCTTTCGTACGATTTATATCCTTGATCATGTAGATCAACACCTGCTTCTATTTGCCTTACTAATCTTTCAATTCTATCAGTTGGTAAACCATATACAAATGAAGGCGTTTCAATTAACAAGTCTTTATAATTACCTTTACCTATAGCATTAATTATCTTTGCTGCCTTTCTAAACTTAGTAGATATTGTAGGTGATATTTCTAATACTTTAACATCTAAATCTCTTCTGTTACCTCTTGCTAATTCAATACCTATGTTTTTAGCTACTGATAATATACCACCAACTATACCACTACCTCGTAATATTGAATCAAGCGCAGCGTTTAAGTAATCTAACTTTTGTTTTTCTTCAACTTCTTCACCTTCACCTAACGCAAACATAAGTATTATAGCTCTTTGTAGTCCAGCAAACAATAAGTTTTGATATGCCATAAACTGGAACATTTGCCAAGCTTGTTCTAGTCTACTATCACGTAATGATTTAAATGTACCATCTGCGTTTCTAACCCGTCTACCATTTTTAAAATCATTTAACGCTTTCTTACCTAACCTAGTATACTGCATAGTAACGTTTTGGAAAGTTAAGAATATTCTACCCATAACACTAGCTTGTTGTTGTGATATTAAATCAGCTCTTGCAGACTGCTGTGATGCTTCAGCTTTTTCTCTAAAGTCTCTCATAGCTCTTCTCTCTGCTTGCACTTGATCCATACCTTTACTCATGTAATCATTTACAAGGTTTCTATAATAAGCAGCACCACCAAAAGCTATTGCTAAACTATCCATAAATCTAGTAGGTGCATAACCTTTGTTTTGTAGTAAGCTAGCTAAACGTAAGAAAGGATCTTTTTCAGAAGCTACAGTACGTTGTATTTCTTCTTGTACAATATCTATTTTACCTCTACCTCTTCTGTTTCTTAAAAACTCTGAGTTCCATAGTGTTGTAAAATCTGCAACCCATTGTTTTCTGTCCATAACTCTAGCTAGAGTATTAAATAAGTTGTTAGGTCCAGTAACTTCTATAAAGTTTGTTGATGATATAAACTGTAATAAAGCAGATCTTATATTAACAAACATGATATTACCTGTAGCAAAGTTTAACCACTTGATCCAAGGGTTATTAATCTGACTTTGATTTCTATTAACACCTTCTTCCATCCTGAAGAATATATCTTCCATAGCTTCTCTAAATTGAGTGCCATATATAGCTTCTATTTTATTCATCATGTCAGGCGTGAATATACTATATCTATTATCAATAAATTCCTGATGTATACTTGGTCTTATAAATTTAAATACAAATTCTACATCTGAGTTTATATCTTGTTGTTTCCAGTATTGAGTTGGAGGTGGGTACATTTCAAACAAAGGTACTAATGAAGGTTTGATATTGTCGTTTAATAATTCAAATACATTGTCAGCGTAGTTTTTTAATTGCTGATCTTTCATAACGTAATCTAATAATCTATCAAACTGTTCTGTAGTGATGCCAGGTATATCATGCCCTGCTTTCCACCATAGATACACTCTAGCCGCGTCCATACGTGTAAATTCTGGTATTGCATCTTTATATAACTCTTCAATAAACTTCTTACCGTGTAGCTTTTTTAAACGAACTATACCGTCTCTAACAGCTAGCTTAATTCTATCAAGTGCACGTTCTGCTCTAGCGTAAGGTCTTAATATAGATTCTTCAAACCAAACTTTATCAGACTCACCTTTTCTACCTTTACCAGCTATGTGGTTATCCCATAAGCCTTTTAAATCTTCTGCAGACGGTGGAATAAATATCTGATTTATTTTTGATCTAAAGTTAAATAATTCTGTTAACCAGAAACCAGGTCTGCCTTTTTCTTTGGCTTCTGTTTCATCTACTTTTCTACCAGCAACATCGCTATCAGGATTATTTTCGTCAAGTATTCTATCTAATACTTCTTCCGTTGCACCTTCTACACTAAACTTTTGTCTAGCTTGGTATATCTTACCACCAATGTTAAACATGTCTAACACATCAGCTACAGCTTTAACATTTTTAATAGCATCATCAGCAAATAATATATCATTATAACCTTCAGCTACTTTACTAGTTATCCAGTCTGCCTTAGCTTCTGGTGTACCGTTTTCTAGTCCAACTATATTTTCTATTTTTAAATCTAAACCTACACCACTTAAAAACTTTTGTATAGCTGGTGCAGCATTTTGTGGTCTTGCTGTTAGCACAAATATATCTGTGTTACCAAATTTATCTTTTAGTGCTTGTGCTTTGCCAAAGAAAGGCCCACGCTTACCAGCTTTTACCTTACTAAACTCACTAAAATCAAAAACTGCTCCTTCAGCTTCTAAGGCTTCAGAACGTAAAGCAAACTCTGTAGCATCTATTTTACCTTTCGTGCCGTTAGGGAGCGTGTAAAGCACGTTAGATTTAGTCTTAGCAAGAGTATCATCAAAGTCTATAACACTAGCGCCTTTTCTTTTAGCGTTAGGATCAATTGATTTTTTCATAGCTACAACAAAGTGTTGTGCTGATCTTGAGTCTGATCTTCTTTCTACGCTGTTCTTAGCTCTTATATTTAGTCTTTGTAAGGACTCTTTACTAAACACGTCACCAAAAACAGTACCATCTTTTATATGCTTTACAGGGTAGAAATCGTCTTTACCAAAGTTTGCTATAGTATAATATCTATTAGCCAAAGCATTATCACCAGCTTGATAACCTCTAGCCATTAGCGATCCCATAGGTATCTGCTTGTCCATAGTTTCTGGTATAATAGCAACTTCATATTTAGACATTAACTTTTTAAGATCTGCTTTTGTTTTACCGTTATTTAAATAGTGATCAGCTATGTTTGTTAATATATAACCAGCTGGTATTATGTGTTCATATCTTAATGGACCAGTGTAATTACCTACAAACTTATATGTATATGGTGCAGATCTACGTAGCATAGTTTGCATATTACTATTTAAAGACTGTAATGCTAGTATAAAGTCTATGTCGTCATAGTTTCTAAGTGGCGTGTCTAATGTTTGACCCCTCTTACTATTTAAAAAGTCTAGGTATTTAAACATTGCTGCTGTTTGCTCGTCTGCTTCAGTTTTACTTTGGTCGTATGTTATGTTATTTTTTATTACAGACTTTGATTCTATTGGATTTAATTTTATTTCAGAATTACCTAAGAATACATCTTGACCTTCGTATGTTATTTCGTAACCACCTTCTCGTTTACCTATTTTATTTACTTTAGTAATTTGTATACCAAGGTTATCACGTAATAACGTGTTGAGCATATCGTCTATGTTTTGGTAGTTTTGAAATCTTGATCTCGCGCCAGCTCTATCTTTATCAATTACACTTAGTATACCATCAATAACACCAAGAGCTTTGTTTGATATTTGACTTGCTGAAGCCGTGTGACCTTTCATAAACTTTAAAACAAACTTAGCAACTTCTTTTGGATCGTTGTTAAATTCTTTGATTAAGCTTTTTACAAAAGCTTTATCTATTGCTCTTGCTTTTTCTACTCTACCATCTTCAAGGTGGTATGCGTTTAGGTCTTTTTCTAAGTTAGCTATTTTATCTACAAACTTGCTGAACATTAATTCATCACTTGCTATGTCAGCAAACTCTTGTTGTATGAAATCTTCTAATGTAACAACGCCTGGTTTTATTTTAGATCTTTGCGCTTTAGCAAGCTTTGTAAAATCACCATACTTGGCAATAATATCTTTATAAGCTTTTGATACTAATAATATTTTTTTATCACCAAACCTCAACAACTGTCTTACAGCCGCGTCAACATCAACACCGCTTCTTATTAATTCAACAATGCTATCATTAACTTCAAATACTTTTATCCTATCAGCTGGGTTTAATGTTTGTACACTATTTTTTATTCTATCACTTTGTCTTACTATTTCAGCTGCTTTAGCCTCATTTATAACTCTGTCAAATAAGCTTTGTGTTTTTGCTAGTCTTTCTGCGATAGGTGAGTTTTTAAAATTACCTGTTTTTATAAAGTTAAGTAAATCGTTTTGTAGTATTTCTCTTGCTAATCTTTGTGATAGGTTAATAGCTAAACCTTCTTTTTTAGCTTGACTTGGTTTATTGTTAGGCAGGTATATATCTAATAGAGCTTTTGGGTTTCTTATAAGATTCCTTATACCTTGCTTATCTTTTCTCATTATCTGTGGACCAGATGTTTTACCCGTATCTGTTTTGCTTTGTCTGTCTATCTTTTTACCTTTCCAGTCCGATGTGAACTCACCATTAACAGATTTTTGTACTATCTGCGGTATGTTTTTAGCAGCGTATTCAGTGCTAACTTCATTTAGTATTGTTGCTGTGTTATTTTCTATGAAAGATTTTAAATCTTTTAATAAAGGCGCTATTATTCTCCAGTTACCACCACCTGGATTTTTAGCTGTAGCTTGAGCAAACCTAGCGTTTAACGCTTGAAATAACGGTGATATGCTTCTGTTAAGCGTAACACCCTCTGTTATATCTTGTGTAAATCTACCTAATTCACCTTGTACTAATTCAGTTAACTCTTTAATTGTTTTTACTGGTACACCTAGCTTTTCAGCAACCTCAGTAAAACCAAAATCTTCTACAGTGTCACCTGTTTCTTGTGCTATACCTCTTGCTTCGTCTATATCAACCGTCTTTGCTCTTTCTTGCTGTTCTTTAATAACTGATTTTGTAACATCAAGCGTTTGATATCCTAAGTTTTTCATTAACCAACCAAAGTAGTCTGCTCTACCATCAGCGTCTTTTATTCTACCATCGTAGTTGTTTGACACGCTTATAAACTCTGAATATACATCGTTTATCCATTGTGTAGGTGACACACCCGCAGGTCTTTTACCTAATATATAAGTATCAAGTATTTTATTCTCAATTGCAAATGCTAAAACTTCAGCTGCTATTTCTTCGTTCCAAACAAAGTCATCAACAACTTCGTCTTCTTCTCTTCCAACCCTTGCATCTCTATAATTTTGCATTATTCTCTGAACAGCATTGTTCATTTTATCTCTTCTTCTAGCAAAGCCTTTAGGATCTTCTTGTAAACTAGATTTTGGTTCTGCTCTTCTAGCTTTTTCTAATGATGATCTTTTTTGGTTGTATTGTACGAAAGAATCAAAATACCTTAACAACTCAGCGGCGTTGTTAAAATCTATTTGAGGTACAACAGCGCCAGCAAACCCACCAAAGAAAGCAGCGTGATCTTTAACTTTATGTTTATTAGCTAAGAAGTACTCAAAGAACATTGGAATAACCTCAACTTGACTTTGATCTTTTATTTGTTCATATATGTCAGGTAAGGCGTTTTTAGTATACTCTTTTATAGCGTCTGCTATTTCTGCCTCTCTAGCTGTATCAACCCCACTTTCACTATCAAACGTTAAAGCGTCGTCAACAACAGCATGAATAACCTCATGTGGCATAGTAAATGCTCTTCTATTTCTAACTGCATTTTCTTTTATAGATATTGCTGTTCTAACACTTTGACCGTTGCTGTTTGTAGAATCTAACTGTATACCGTTTTGTCTACCTTCTCTAATATTTTTTATTATCTCTGCTTTTTCAGCTTCTGTTTTATCAGACTGTTTTACCCTGTCTATAGCTTGTTCTTTTGTCAACGACTCAACTTCCATTTCATATCTTCTGCCTTTCTTTTTGTTGTGTTCTTTTGCTATTTTTTTATATACTAAAACTTGGTTATCATGTAAGTCTTCATAAAACATTTCTTCAGCTCTAGCCTCTACGTTTTCAACGCCCTCAGCTTTTGCAGCATCAATATACCTATCGTACTTCTCTTGATTTTGCTTGTCCTTAGAATCTTTTAGTAGCTTAAATTGATTTAGCTTACCACTTTTTATCGCATCAAGATGATTAATTTCGTTAGCAACTTCAACTTCAATCTCTAGTTTTCTAGCATCAAGCTCTGCAGCTGTTATTTCGCCATCCTCATACTGCTTTTGTAAAGCTTCATACTCTAGTCTTTTTTCGTTTATGATAGCCTCTTGTCGCATTATCTGACCCAATATTGCTTTATTAAAAGCTGGTAGTTCAGGTATTAAAATTTTATATTGTTTATCTAAGGCATCAGCTGACTCTTGTACTTTCTTTTTCTGCGCTTCAATTAATTCCTCGTATTTTTTATCTACTTTACCTGACTGGTCAACTCTTTCTCTCTGCCTTCTTCTTAACTCATCTAGTCTACTAACCTCATTGTGAAAGCCCTCATACTGTTTTGTTAAACCATCTCTTGTTTTACTATCAACTGTACTTGCTATAGCTGCACCGTGAAGTGTACTCATAATTCCCATACCTCCACCCATGATCATACCACCAAAGAAAGCTGTAGGTACGCCTTCCATTATTGGCCTTCTATCTAAAACGTTCTGCATTACTTGAGTGGCACTTTCACCTAAACCTTCAGCTGCAAAAGCAAATGGAACAGCTGATAGAAAGTTTTTTCGTAAGTATTGACCACCTGATGGTGCAAGTGCTTTAATAACATCGTCGTTACCTATTCTAGGTATACCTCTAGGTGATATCATGTTATCAACTAACTTAAACGTTGTTAAAGATTCACCAAGGTATTCTGCTAAACCATGACCAGCAGATATAAACATCTTCTGTGCTAGCGACGTTTTACCTGCCGTTGGATTTATATATTCGTCAAAATCATATTCTGATCTTCTAGCGCCACCACCTAACCCCATCATACTACCAAATCTTGCAGCTCCAGTTGCCGGTCCTGCAAAAGAAGTTAAAGCTATAGTACCAACTATAGGTAAAAAATCAGCAAGCATATCAAAAGCTAATTCACCAACACGACCAGTTTGTAACGCTGTGCCAATATCTTGTACACCCTCCCTGTATTTACCTAGTGCTGTTTTGTATTGTTTTTGCCTTTCAATATTAAACTTATTTATAGATTCATCTGTTAGCGATGGAAAAGTTTCTTTAAACCAATCAGAGTTTTGTTCACCTCCTTCAAATAACGTTTCTTTTAATGACTGACCACCATCTTTACGTGCTTTAGAGGCGGCTGTTATTATCATATCTACATCAGATGCTGTTCTACCCCAAAATGTCCACAGGTCATTTATAGTTCTGTTTGTTGCGACATCAAATTTATCAAACCATCTTTTAGTCATGTTAAATGATTTTCTAGCAACCTCTAGTTGTTCATCTACATTTTCAACGTAATCAATACTGCTTAATATGTTTCTGCTTTCAGCATCAATATCAAATATCTTACCACTAACCTTTTCACTTAAAACTCTAAGTCTTTCTCTGTCACCATCATTCATATTGTACATCATTTGCTGAGAGTTCTCATGCTCATCGTATTTATCTAACAAGGTGTTTAAAGCCACAACATCAGGATCAGCATCAAAGTTTTTGTTTAGTAGGTCAACAGTTTCTATTCTACTTTCAAGGTCTTTTGCGGCTGATGATTCTAGGGCTCTACCACCTATATATGTTTCTGCTTGTTTTTCGTAGTCATCTATTTCTGATAAATACTTATCACCTTTAGCTGCTCTTTTATCATACAGTCCTTTACGTATATATATTTGTTTAGCTACTCTTTCTATATCTTCGTTTGATGGGTTTTTGTTATCTTCTTTATCAGCTAAGTACAGCTTTGCTTGATCTATAATATCTTTATACGGCATGAAGGTAGTTGTAATAGAAGTACCAGGCGCTGTTCCAGGTATTCTACTTGTTTGTACTTCAAATAAGTTTACTTCTTCTGCAGATTGTTTTATAGCTTGTTCTTCTTCATCGGTTAGCTTAATAGCATCGTAATAATCTTTACCGATATTGCTATATATAGATGTTATTGTGGATTGGCCTTTTTTAAATTCATCAGAGTCTTTATCAACATTAGCATTAAAAAACTCTGTTAATATTTCTTTGTTCTTATTTTGATCTGTAGGGTCAAGTAATATAGTTTGTTCTTTACCGTTAGGCGCGGTTATTATTAAAGATCTTTTACCCTCAACTTTAAACTGCGCGTTCATTATACTTCCAGCTTCCATGAGACGCTTCTCTGTTTCGCTATAGCTGTTGCCTTTTCTAATTTTAAAACCGTATGGGGAAAGTAATTGTTTGACATGATGGTAGTCTTGAGTGAGTGTTTTTGTACCATCATAAAAATTATCCAATAGTTCCATTGGATCTATGTCAGGATCGACTTTAACTTTTTCTCTAGCCTGTAACCTTCTCTCTCTTTCTTCGCTTTCATTTATAGCTTCAATATCAGCATCATCGTATGCCCTATATATTTTAGCCGCTTGCCCAGCTGCGGTTACTCTATCAAGTTCTATGCCCTTAGGATCTGTAACCTTTTGCTTAAAGTCATTAATAAACCTATTTGTGTCGCCTTGATAATACTGTTCGAGTTCTGCAATTTTATCATCAGTAAGCTTAACGTCTGGTGCATACTGACGATAAAATTCAAATATAGTTTCTTTCATAATTTAATTTAAGGTAATGGATTGTCGTCTGGCCTTTCACTTGTTCCGTCAAAATATGCATCATCAAGAACCATGTTTTCAAACGCTTGGTCATATGCTTGTCTAAGGAAGTTTTGTATTTCTCTTCTTCCTTTGTCTTTTAAACCTTCAGGTATAGTAATAACTCTAGGTGCATATTTAGCTCTTTGATCAGCTGTCATGTCTTCATCGTCACCAGTTCTTATTTCACTTGGATATATAACAATTTGATCACCTGGAGCTAAAGGTCTACTATTCATGTCATCGTCTGTAAAGTTTCCAGAATTTTCAATTGCCTCAAGCACTTCACTTCTTTGAGCGCCATCATAATCTTTACCCGCGGTGTTCCATCGGCCACTTATAAAGCCTATTTCTAAAGGTGCGCCTTCATCTGTTATTAAACCCGCGCCATCAAAAACCTGGCTTATTTGACTAGAATATATTTCACCTGCTTTACCATTTACTACGTTTGTGCTGCTTAGCGCTCTTCTTACGTCATCATTTATTTGCATAGTCTTAACTATGTTAAATGACTTTTCATCACCAGTTACAGAAAATGCTCTATAAGCAGAGTTAATTCTTTGTCTTGATTTTTGATCTCGTTGAAACTCTCTAAACTTAGGTAAGTATGTATCTTTAAAAAACTGCGTGATACCTTCTTTTAATTCACCTTTATTAGCTGGATCTTGCCACCACTTACCATACTCAGAGTTAGGATTTTCTTTTTGATATTTTTCTTGTCTTGTTTTTACAAACTCTATATCATCAAATGTTTCTGAGCCATTTACTGATTCAAAATCACCAGCAAAACTTCTCAATTGATCAAAGTTTAATGTGTTTGTAAAGTTTCTTATGTCTTGTGTCCATGCTGATTCGTTCCACTTACCTTCGCCAATAAGCTTAACAGCATCGTTATATTTAGCATTGACTGCTTCTATTTCTTTTGTAGCAGGTGGAACAACTCTAGGCTCTTCACCCTCATACGCTATGTCAGTTTTTTCGTTACCGTCTTGATCAATCCATGTATATTCAACACCAAATCTACCATCTTTAAAAACTGGTTTTGTGTTTTTAGAATTATTATAACCAAATAATTTATTTCTTTCGTTTACACTTAAACCCTCTGTTATAGCTCCTTCTTCAGCAAGCTTTGCAAACTCACTTGCGTTTTCTTTCCATAAACCTATTTTAGTTCTCATGCCAGCCATGCCTGTTTTTAATTCAGACATTTTAGCTACAGCATCAATATATTCTTTGCTAGTTTTATCTCTTGTTGTTTTGACAGTTTGTGCAGCTGCTGCATACTCTTGCTTTTGTCTTGCTAATTCAGCTGTCATTTCTGGTCCCCAGTCCTCAGGGTATTCACTTGTTTTTAATTCTTCTATTTCATACGCTGTCATAGTTTCGGAATACTTATCCTCTGCTTTTTTACGTATGTCTACTTCTTTTTCTATAGCTTTACCTAAAGTCTCATCAATAGTTTTGCTGTAGTCTACAAACTTATTTGCTTCACCTAATGCTTTTTGTTGTTGTAATAATATACTTGTTGATTCTAATGCCATATCTCTTTATTTTAACCTGCGCCTACAAAGCTTAATGCTGCACCTGCTACATTACCTATACCACCGACCAATGCTTGTGTAGCATCTTTTCTTGCTTGATCAGCTATTGCTTTCCTTTGTGTTGCTAATGCTAATAATGTTTCGTTTTTATCTCTCACTCTTTGTTCTGCAGCCATTTGCGCGTTAAATCTAAACTGCTCGCCTTGACCTATAAGTGTTTGATTACGTGATTCTTGTTGACCTATACCACCAGCTATTTGTGCTAAGTTACCTTGTTGCTGCTGTGATAACGCTTGAGCTAAACCAGCTATACCTGATCCACCAGCTGCACCTCTTAGTTGTGCCATTGTGTTAGCTGCTATTTGCTGTTGTTGTCTCGCTTGAAACTGTGCTTGTAATTGATTAACAGTGATGTTATCAAAAGGGTTTATTGGTTGACTACCATAATAGTCCATTTGTTCAAATGAAGCCATCCTGTCTCTATATGCGTTTCTAGCTTCTGCTTGCTCTTCTCTTCTAGCTCTTCCACCTACTATACTAGATACTATGCTACCTAAGCCGCCTATACCGCCGCCTATTGCCTCTACCTGTCCTGATGTTAAATCTTCAAATATACTCATGTTATTATAATTACATTAATTTTGTTTTATTTACTACTTTCAAATACCTCGCTACCTACAGCGAATAGTTCTGTCTTTTTACTGCTACCAGGTGTTAACCTCATTTTAACCTGCATGTAATAACCTAACAAACCGTTAGCTTGCGCTACCTTATCTTTAACAACAAAGAAGTAATAGTTACTTCTTGTGCCTGTTGCAAAAGGCCAAAAGCCATCTGACCAATCAGTGCTATTGGCTGTTGATACACCTAAACCAATATTGACCACGTCTTTTAAATCTAAAACATGTTTGTTTTGGCTTGCATCATAGTCTGCTGTGTCATAAATACTTGTGTCTATAGTTAGTACAGTAGTACTTTTTGCTATTATAGGACCAACTAAATAAGGTGTAGCCATGCTACCAGATGATACATCTGAAACATATAATAAGTCGTATGCTCTATCGTCTACGTCAAAACTGCCATAACCAGCTGCGCTTCTTGCTTCTATGTCTACTGGTATTTCATTGAATGATATTGTTGCCATAATTAATCGTTATTACTTACTGTTACATCTGCTGTTACTGTTGAGCCATTTGATATAGCTCCATTAGCTAATACTTTAAAGTTAGCTATTGCTGTATCACCAGATTTTATTCTTCCAAATTTATCACCTTTACCAGACTCAAGTACAAGCGTTGCGTCTGATGTGTTGTTATCAACACTTCCTGTTCCGCCAAAGTTATCAACAACAACTTTTAAATTATCTATATACTTACCATGAGCCGCGTCTGTAAAGGTTACCCTATACATAAATTGTAGCGGTGCATTATCTGCTAAATCAGTAAATGTACTACCAGATAATTCTTCAATGTCTGAGTTTATATAACTACCTTGACCTGTCAATGTTGTGGTAGAGACTGTGCCAGCGCTACCAGATGTTTTTACGTTATTAGAAAGTTCTAGTACATTTACAGTGTTTAAGTAAAAAGTATCATCAGCTGATCCGAATTTAATAACTTCAAACTGAACGTTTATACCACCTCTTCCGCCTGTACCAAGCTGACCAAAATTGTGATCAATAACTTTTAATTGCGTTCCGTTTGCTAGTATCAAAAACCCAGTATCAGAGTCATATGGATTAGTGCCGTCTGGATTTAAAAAGTCATTGACAACATCTAAATCATCTACTTTAACAACAACACTAGTATCGTCGTTGCTATTATCTCTTCTTAATTGATACAAAACGTTAAACACATTATTTTCTACCGGATCCTCAGTGTTAGCAATGTTTTTAATTAAAGTAGTTGATGTTGTCGGGTTTGCTACATTACCAAGATCACCTAATAAAGACTTGTTTGTTAATTGAATTGTGTTTTTAAGTGAGTTAGTTGGAGTACTTGGTAAAGGTGAAGTTGTACTTGAATCTGTCATAAATGGAGCAACACCAACCCTTAGAGTTTGTTTAATAGTATACAGTACTTGGCCATCATCAACACCATCTGTATCATCAAACTCATCTGTTATAACGTAACCCGTTGTTTCATCTAGTAATACATAGACATTTCTTTCTCCTGAGGTTGAGTTTGCTGTAACTTTTATTATTGCTTTAGCTTGACCGTCACTTCCTATAGTTACTGTTTTTTGACCTGTTGAAAAGCCGTTACCATCTAATATGTTTATAGCAAGGTCTGTACCAGTTGAAGAAACTACACTAGCACTAAGTAAAACCTGCGCACCTACAGATCCTCTTATTATTATCTCTCTTTCTTCTTCGTCTTTTGAAAACGCTGACTGAGATATTTCAGCCGCAAATATAGCGTTTGTTTCAAGGCTAACAGCTTTGTTTGGACTAGATATTATCTTAATATTCTCAGCTGTAAGATTTTTATTAACTCTTGACCCAACAACTTTAAATGTATAACCTGTGCCTTGTGCTGTAGGTCCAGTAACCTCATAGTTATCTTGTATTTCACCTGATACAACTAATTGAGGTAAATTGTCATCAGTAAATTCATGGTTAGACTGTGGGGTTACTAATACATTTAATAGTGTTTCGCTACTATTGCTACTTCCAGACGTTGTCCAAGAAGATCCATCAGCCGCTGTAGCTGATATAACACCACCACCATCTATATCATTTATAGAAGAGTTTGTTATAGTTTTATTAAACGTACCAGCTAACGTAAAGTCATTAGTAGATATTTTACCTGACGTTACAAGAGGTAAGTCTAACTCAATATTTTCAGGTAACATTTTAAAGCTATTTAGCTTTGTAGATATAACCATATTACCATCTGAGTTTATTGACGCTGACGTGTTGCCACTATCTGTTGTTGCTAAGTAGTTTGTATTAAAACTTCCAAATGTAAAAGCTGAATCAAACTTGTAACCTGCTTTTGGTTTAACAATAAACGTAAACGTGTTTGATGCTGTTGCGCCAGGTAGCACATTAACACTTTGATCATCTGGTATTATTATATTACCACCATCGCTGTTACCTATACTAACTGTAACTTTATGCTTTTTAACATGTTTCATATGAGCAAAGTATTTGTTTTCTTTTGCTTTAAACGAAACATCAGCTCCAGTTTCTTGATCTGTTGTTATTTCATCTGCAACCCAACCGGTATCACCTTCATAGTTAAGTGTTTTAAATTTCTTTATAGCGTTTCTATTTTCATTAAATATAATGTCTATAGTTGAGTCTGCTTGCGCAGCGCCATAAAATGTATTTTTATCAACATCATGTGTGTGTTCGTATAAGTCACCATCTTTAAACGTGTAATATGTATTGTTAAGTGATATACCATACTCTGGTATGTATGACTTTCTACTTGGCCAACCATCAACAGCTTCTTTAAAACTAACAGTATCATTGTTTAGCGTTATGTTATAACTGTTGTTATCTTCATTGTAGTTACCAATAACCGTGTCAGCTAAAGCTAAGTTATCACTAAAGTAATCACCCATACCTTTGCCAGATATATCAGTTAAACCGTCAATTGATAACCTTAATACCTTACCCCTGTCTTTATCAGCAAAGTAACTTCTATAACTAAAATCAGCAAATGATTCAGGGTTTTTACTTATACCAAAATCACCAGCATAAGGCACTGCTTGACCTAAAACATTATTGGTTGATACTAGTCTAGAGTCACCATCTGCTTCAAACACAGCATCTTTGTTAGCTAATACCTTTAATACTTTATCTTCACATAGCACCGTAAGATCGTTATCTCTAGCGTGTAGCTTTTGTATAGAGCCATATACGTCGTTAATATCCTTTGTTATTTTTTCTGCCTGTATAAATTGATTTAATTTATTAACACCGCTTGTAGAGTTAAATATACCTGAATATATTATACTTGTTTTTCTTCTTTCTTCTGCAAATGGTTCATCTAGCGTTGCTGATGCTGTAGCGCCTTTATCTATACGTATACCATTAAAATCATCTCTAACCCTGTCTGACTCAACGCCGTTACCAAAGCTAAAACAGTTGTACCATATTCTACTACCGTTTCTATTGTTACCTAAATTTTGCTCAGTACCATGGTCTGCTATTGGATATGCATCACTTGCTTCGTAGTATAAATCAAGATCTGTTATAGAAGGTTTTGGTTCTGTTTCCCATACAGCAGGGTTACCTGTTTTCTTTTGAACTTGATTAGTTCTTTTTCTCCATAATTTTATTGTAGCGTAGTTTAATCTTTTTCTTATAGGAAATACTTGACCAGTACCTAAACCATCTACACGTAAGTTACCACCGTCTGCACCACCTGTTTGAGAGAATAAAGGTCCCCATACTATCGGAGACTCTAATATTATATCATATCTAATACCTCTGTTAGCGCTACTAGAGTGTCGTCTTGTTGAGTTAAAGTTTCTTACAGCTGTTAACTTTACATCTCTTATTTTAATTCTATTGTTATTTGGGTCACCAGCAAATGACATATATAAGCCCTTTTGACCTCTTAACATTTCATGAAACTGAAAGTCTGTTTGGCCTGTTATTCTTTTGTTCTCATCATTTCTTGCTGTAAAGTCTCTTTCTTTAGGTGCTGTAGTATCTGAATTTCTTCTGTCATCGCCATAATCTATATAACGTAACATTAATCTGTTATTACCTTTTTTAGGACCAACAATTGTATTTGTTTGTACGAAACTACCATTTGCTCTATTAACTGTAAAAGCCGCTGTGCCAGCCGCTAGAGCACCTGTTGGTTTGTTACCATTTAAATCTAAATCATGCTCTATAACAAAACCAGCGCCAGCAAAATCACTTCTTCTTGCGTCATCTACATAAGGTGTAGCTACCGATCCAGTTGATGAAGCCTGCTTTTCTGTTAGTGTTTTACTAGCAGCTACTGTGTCGTTAAAATCTATTAGCTTAAGTTTAGCCTCAGCTACTTGATCAAACTCATCAGCTGGTCCACCAAATATATTTTCAGCTACAATATCATCACGCTTTAACTTAACAAAAAATCTTCCTGAAAACTCTTCGTTTTGTGTTATTATTTCTTCAGAGAATAATTGTAATTTTAAATCATCTATTCTATTATCTTTAGTACCAACCCAGTTAACATCAGCGCCAAACTTCTTTACCAATGTAAACTCATAATAATCATCAGCATCATTAAAATCACTACCACCACCATTATCAAACTTAGTTACCTTTTCTATTTGATAATAGTTAGTAGCACGTACGTCTGTTATATCTGTAATACGTATAAACTTATTTTGGTTAAAAAAGTTATCGTTGCTAGCTAAGTCTCTTAACTCACTGTCATCAACACCTATTTTATCACCAGCTATTCTAAATGTTCTAAAACCTTCACGAGGGTGGCCAACTAAAGTATTTGGAAATAACTTACTAGTGTCCGATAACTCACCTATTAATTCTTTTTTTCTTGCTATAAACTCAGGCGGTTGGTTTTGTATGTCTAGTATTTTATATTTTTTTGATTTAACACCATACTCATCTGGATCAAAAGCTACGTTTTTACCGTTTTGTTTTTTCAGTATTAAGTAATCATCTTCTGTTAATTTGTTTCTTTCTGATGAAGGAAAGCTTAACCAGAAGTTATCTTCTTCACCTTCATAAAACCTATCCATTACAACATTGTAATACTCGTTTGAATTTTCTTTTATGTAATACTTATAGTGTGTTGCCCAGGTTGGAGCATCTGAATTTATTTTAGCTTTTAATGTATTCTTTTTATCTGCGTATGTACCATCTAATCTTAGTGAACTATCAGAGCTTGTAAACACAGGCGACTGTCTACCAAACTCATCTAAATAAACAACACCAACCTGATATGTTCTTAAACTTTTAGCTGATGGCTCAGGTGTGTTTCTATCAACTTCTGTAGGTGTGTTTGTTAATTTAATTTTAACAGCTTCTCTAAATGTATTGTTTTGAAGATAATTACCATACATTAATCTACCAGCTGTAATTTCTTGTGCCTTAGCTTTACGTGGTACGTTATCATAAGGTCTTAGTGTTTGATTTGATTCAATAGTTTTTTCTATTTGCTCAGACGTTATAGTTATAGATTTTTCTTTATTCTTTAATGTAGATACTAAATAAACATTAGGAGCGTTTGACTCTTTGTACAACACGTCAACCTCAACTACATCAGGTGGTAGCGTATCAAAAGTATTAAGTGTTATTTTTCTAACATTGTTAACCATATTAACATTATGGCCTTCTTCCATGTTATATATAAAATCTTCATCATCAGGTATAAATGCTACGCCTGTAAATGGTGAAAACGCCGAGTACTCACCGTCGTTGTATTTCCATCTATATGCAAATCTAGGAAACTTGTCTTGAAAAAACGAATCACCTTCTTCAAGCTCGATGTTCCATAGTTGATTATCAGCACTTAACATTTCATCTGAAGTAGATAATAGTATAACAGTCACCGTTGTACTAGCGCTACTTACATCGTCTATGGATTTTATACTAACTCTAGCCGTGTATACTGTAGCATTATCTGTAGTTGTAACTTTTAATATATCATCTTCTTTATAATCTGGTTGACCAGTTAACACTAAAGTAATTTCACTACCTATAGCCTTTGGCGTTGTTGAATTATCTGACTCAACAAACTTATCACCGTCAGTATCGATGAATGTAGAGTCTACTATACCTTCTCTTAATGTTCTTTTTATAACTAAGTTTGGTGCTGCTTTTGGATATTTTTTAATTACAGTGATATGTTCTTCTAGTAAATCACCTCCATATATCTGTGTGTGTGAATCAAAGTCGCCGTTAGTAGCTGCTTTAAATCTATTTACGTTTATTTTTTTTGGCTCAGAGTTATCATCTGTAAAAAATAACAGGTCATCAATTATATTTATACCTGTTATTAAAAAGTTTTCACTAAACTTAAACACATCACTAGTTGCTTTTACAGCAACAGCAACTGGTGAAACTACACTTGACGCGGCATCATATTCTAATATAGCGTCTTTATTATCAGATGTAACGAACCAATATATTTTGTCGTTCTCTGTGTCTCTTGCTGCTCCAATACATTTAGGGTTAGTGTAACCATCAAAGACTGTTGATGCTGTTATTTTAGAATTACCGTTTGATGCTTCTATAGCAAAAGCATCAGAAGTTTCTGATGTAGAAACTTCAATGTTTAAGGCGTCTCTGTATTCGCCTGGTGGTACTAGCCTTTCATCCAAGTCTTTATTCATCTTGGATTTTAAAAATTCTCGTCTAAACTCTGGCATGCTCTATTAACGTTTAATCCATTTAGATTTGTTTCTCATTATCTGAGCTAACTCCTCTGACTTAAGGTTTGATAATCTTATTTTAGCGTTGCGTAACGCTGCAAATCTTTCTCTTTTTAATAAAGGTATATAGCTAGGTGCTACAGATGTATGCGTGCTTGCTATTGAATATGCAATATGTTTATATAAAGCTTCTTCAGCAAACTTATGTATTTGCATCTCACCGTCTGTGCCTAAACTATCTGATAAGTAATTTATAACTAAATGATGGCCGCTACAATCACCACTTAAATGTATTCTACCTTGCACTTCATCAATATAAAATGTACCGTTATCTTGTGCAAACTCTGGTGATAATCCATATCGTTTACCTTCATTAAATCTAAATTCAATATCTGTATCATCACTAAGGTTTAATGATCTCTGTGTTGTTTCAGTACCTGTATTATTTGCTTCTTTAAATTTACTCCAAGCTTCTGAAGGTGATTTAGTTAACGCGTTACCATCACCATCAAATAAGTAATTATAATTATCGTCTTGTAATAAAGACGTTGGGTTGTTTGTGTACCTTGTTGGATATAATTTTTTATATATACCTTGACCATCAACTAATTGTAAGCCTATGTAGTTAACATAATCATGTGGTAAAGGAACTATAAGCGATGGCGGTACATCTATTTCTTGTGACTTTTTAGATTTTAAGGTATCATAGCTAAACTCAGCTAAACCTCTTCTAGCATGAAATAAAACATCTGTTCTTTTTACTTTTGGTATTACTTTATTTTCGCCTACATAAGCAATTAAAAAATTATTAACAACATCATCTAAAGAAACATACTGGTATGTACCAAAGCTTTCACTTAATGCTCGCTCTTGTACTTTTAACGTAGCATTTGCTTTTGGTGCTCCATTGCTTTCAAGTTCATTAGTGTTGTTTGTATTACCTGAAAAAGTTATTGTTGGTGATGAGTAGCTGTAATTATCAGTGTCTATTTCAACGTCATTAACAAAAACTCTTATATCTGTCTTAGCGCTTGGCACACTAGGAAAGAAAACATTTGTTAACGTAAACGTAAGTTGACTGCCGTTTGGTTCTGTACTAAAACTACTTTGGCTTTGCTGGTAATATGCTTCTTGTGTTTTTTGAAATAGTCCTGCCATTTAATTATCCTTTTTGTTGTTGTATATCTTCAATATTTTCTTTGTCACCTACCTGGTAAACATCAGATGACTTCATTGCTATACCTGCTAGCTCTAATATTTTAATAACTAAATTTGGTTCTTCTGATCCGTGTAACTCAAAGTTAGTTGATCCTGTTGCGTTATATAATGCGTCATTGTTTGCATCTAAATAATAAGCCCAGTTAACTGACGCTGGTTGTTTTATGTAGTCTACTGTTATTGCTTCATTGATTGTTAACTCTTCAAAAAAAGGTGTTGTTGCTTTGCCTTTATAAACTTTTATTTTGTTACCCTCTCTTATATAGATAGGTTGCGTGTTTGTTGGTAGTAATATATTACTTGTTCTGATTAACCTCCAGTCTTTTTTTGTAACACCTTCAACTTCGTAATAACTAGCGCCAGTGCTATCAGTTGAGTGTGATAATTCTACTGTTGATAATTTGTGTAGCGCGGCTGGTAAATCATAACCACTGTTATAGTCTCCTAGGTTTGTTTCAAAAACTTCAAACAATGCTATTTTTTCTTGTAAGCTAGTTACAGTATCAGCATGTCTAGTATCATTACCTGGCCTTCTAAGATATTGATCTAAATCATAAAAGTATTGTTCAAATATTTCTAACTGTGCTTGATTTGCAAACCTGTTATACTCTATAGGTGTAAGGTAACCTCTTTGCTCTTTGTTTGCAATCGACTGAACTCTAGTGTATACGTTGTTTATATTTACTGCCATAATTTCTTTTTATATAGTGTAGTCACCTCATAGAGATGACTACTCTATAAAGTGATTAATTAGCTTAATCTTTTTTCTAAATTGTTATAAGCTTCTAAACCTTCATCGGTTTTGAACCAAGCTGCTAAAGCTGAATATGGATGTTCATCAAATGGAACGCTCATAACTTTTCTACCTGTTTTAGCCCATGTAAATGTTCTATTGTCGCCAGATAAAGTTATTAATCCTAATTCAACACACTTGATTCCAAAGTTTCTAAGCTGAACATTTTCATCATTTGCTAACTCAATCAGTAATTCTGGATTTTGTTTAGCAAACACTAATATGTCTCTTCTTAGTTCTTTAGAAGTTAAGTTAGAAACTTCACTACCTTGTTCTGTTCTTAGTATCGCTTCTGCTCTATCGATCTCCATATCTCTAGCTAGATTTAAAGCTTCTATTTCTAAGTTAAGGTAATCCATATCATCTTCAGCTTCTTTGACTAAATTTTGTTCTTGGAACAAAGTGTTTCTATCTGGATGATATAGTGATAATAGTTTCTGTAATGTTTGTTTTTCTTTTGGTACATACAGTGCACCGTTTTCAAATACAATATGACCAAGTCTTGCTTCACCTTTGAACTCATCTACAAATGGTGTTCTTTGGTTAATTGTATATTTTAACTCTCTCTCATATCCTTTCTCCTCATCAAAGTAAAATATACCTCTTGATCTTATAGTGTATGTTAAAGGATTTAAATTTCTAAGTAAAAAGTAGTTTCTATCCTTTATTTCCCAAGTTTTTGTTTTTTTGGGTTCTTGTTTTACAGCTTCAACTACAGGTGCTTCTGCAGCTGCCGCTTTCTTTTTTGCTTTTGCCATGATATAATAAAATTAAATATTAAAAAAATAAAAGGGCTAGGCGCCGAAGCGCCTAACTCTTTTAAAAAGTATTAGTTAAGTAACATGAAGTTATTAGCTCCTTGTACTACTAGACATCTTTCTGATAAGAAGTTGATCTCCATAGCATCAAGATCAGATGTGATGTTTCCACCTACTGAACCTGTTATCCATGTTTTCATTCTTCTGTCATCAGTTTGAGAAGCTCTGTATCTTACGTGTAAGAAAGGTCTTCTCATGCTTCTACCAACTACTTCATCATATACTGTTGAAGTACCAGCTGGAATTAAAACACCTCTGACATCATTGAAAGCGTCTTGACCTCTTAATGAGATATCATTTAAGTATCTCCAATCTGATTTGTAGAAGTCATATGATGCTCTTCTAAATCCAGAGAAACCTAAATTCAATGCCATATCCTCAGAGTTGCTGAATACACCGTAAGATGTACCACCAGACCCGTAAGAGTTCTGAGCTGCTAACATATCATCAATTGCTAATGATACTGTTCTGTTACAATAAAGCATGTACTCTTCAATAGCACCTTGCTCGTCAAACTTTTTAAGAATCTCATCAAAAGATCCTAAATCATCTACTGCACTAGTTCCTGCAATACCAGAAGTCACGTGACCTCTATCTGTAATAGCTTTAAATAAACCTTCAGTACCGAATGATTCTCCTGCACCGTTGATTGAATTATCAGCTACTGATCCACCTACTGTACCTTTTTCTGACTCTAAAAGAGACATTTCAAGATAATCAGCGAATCTTAGTCTAGTTTCAGCTTCTGCTTTTAGATACCATAAGTATCCTGAAGTTCCGTCTTCTGCGCTAACTTCAACCCAACCGATTCTTGAAGTATCAGATCCAGAAATTGAATAATGATCTTTTAAGATAATTGGTTTGTTGTTAAACGTAGTAAACTGTGGCATAACTGGTTCGTTACCAGTAGTGTTGCCCATACCGTTAGTTCCTTTACCATACTCAGAACCATAAACAAATACTCTACCACTTGATGCTAGAGTTGTTGTGTTGATACCTGAAACGTCCGCAATATCACCTGAAGCATCACCTGTTGTGTAAGGAGCTACTGTGATTTTGTTATCTGCTGGTAAGTGAGTTACTAACCCTCTAAATACTACTGCGTTAGCTTGTCCATCAGATACTAGAACGGTTGAACCAATTCTAATACCATGTTTAGAAGCTGCAGATGCACTTGATCCTGGAGCTTGACCTAAAGTAAGGTCACCAGTGTTTGATCCTGCTGCATATGCTGTTACTTTGTACGAAAGGTGTAACCTACCTTGTTCTGTCCAAACTACTTGGTCTGAGCTCATTGCCTCTTCTGCCCCAATTGCTGCTAGAAAACCAGATATAGTTCTTTTACCATATACTTCTGCTTCTTGTTCAATTAGATCAGGTAGATACTGCTGAGACCAGTCATTACTACCAGATGTAAAATCTAAATAGTTAGTAGTTATCGCCGCTTTAACTGGTGAAGGTACGCTATTTAACGACCCACCAGCACTTGGAGTAATTGCTGCCATAATTATTTATATTTATAATTGTTAAACTTTATTTTGTTTTTGGTTTAAAACGAAATGAACTCATATCGTTGTCTTGTAAAATTTTTACTTTCATGCCACCCGCTTCAACTTCACCTAAACCTTGTCTAGGTTCCATGCTAACGTTTTTTGCTTTAGCTATACTTTCTTTTATAGCATCGGCTCGGCCTTGTTCGTAAAAATGATTCGCAACAGCGTCTGCGTTCATAGCTGTAAACAAAGACTTGTGATATCCTTTTGCATCAGAAAGTGTATTGCTTTTATTATCAACAAATTTGTTAACAAAATTATTAATATCACTCTGTTGCTCTTGAACACTACCTGCATCTTTAACATTAAATCTAAATCTCTTCTCACCTATGTTGTATTCAAAACCTTTAAAGTTTTTATTAAATACGTCCTTAGTTTTTTGTTGAAACGTAGACTTTTGTTGCTGTGCAATTTTGTCTTGTTCACTTCGTTCTTTATTGTATCTATTAAAGAAATCAATAGCTTTTTGTTGATCAGGTGTTAACTTAACACCACTTTTGATCTCTTCATAGTATTTAGACTTTTGCCTGTCTAACTGGGCTCTAGCGTCGGCAACTTGCTCTTTAAACGCTAATTTCTTTCGCTTGATATCTTTTGGATCATCAGTCTCTTCATCATATGTAAAGCTGTCTTCCATTAAAAAATCAACTTCATCACTTGATAAATGAGGTTTAGTTTGTCTATAGTATTCTCTTAATAATGCTGTGTCATCAAACTTACTATAGTCTTGATTTAGTTTTACATAATCCTCAAGATCACCACCAGTTTCATCCATAAACTTCATGAGCTTTTGGATATTCTCTGGTAACTCTTCTCCAGTCTTTTCTGCCTCTTCAATCGCCTCTTCAACTGCCTCTTGCACTTCTTCTACCTTTTCTTCTACCTCTTCGTCAGTTATTTCTTCTACAACTGGAGCTTCTTTTTCTTCAACAACCTCTTCTTTTTTCTCTTCTACTATCTCTTCAACAACAGGTGTTTCCTCTTGTTTTACTTCTTCCTTAGGTTGTTCTTCTTCTTTAACCTCTTCTTCTTTTGGCTCAGCAAGATTTACCTTTATAGGTTCTTCATCTTGTTGAAACTTTTTAAGACGAGGTTTTTTTACCTTACCGTCACCCTGTGGTGACTCGGCATTTTTTTCGTCTATGTTGACGTTTTTCTCATCATTTGCCATAATATAATATTATAAAATTAAACATATGTACTCTCGTACAATTTCTTACTTACACTCGTACGCTACAACACTGCCTTCAGCTAGTGTAAATGAAGTCCATTTACCGTACAATATAGTACCTACTGGAAAAACATCAGTGTTTACAATAGCCGTACCTGCATCTGAGTCTTCAGTATTTATATAAATACTATTTAAAGATGGTGTATCATCAGCGTCAATAGAGCCACTGCTATCAGTATCAGTATCATACTCTTTCATCTTCTCAGATATTAACGCTGTAAACTTTACAGCTGTTATAACTTCAATAGCGCAAAAGTAATTTCCTCTACCAGGGGTTTCAGCATTTGTATCATCAACCCATCTTGATGCTAAAATGTTACCAGTCCAATCATTAGTTACTATTGCCATTATTCTTTATTTATTTGTTAAACATTAACTTGGTTCAAATCTTCCTAAACCAATATCTCCACTTATTATATCATTACCTGAAGATTCAAAATTTTTATTTTTTGATGCAGCTGTTTTTCTCTGCTCCATACCTTGCATTACAACTCTTGTATCTTTTCTATCTTCACGGTTAGCCTCTCTATTACTTGCAGCATTTGCTTCAGCTTGTTTTAATTGTAAGTTATATTGAAACTCTTGTTCCATAAGCTGTTTTTTAAGTTCAGCTTCAAGTTGTAACTTATTGGCGTCAAGCTCCGCTTGCTGTGCATTGTTTTGTAGTTCTAATGCTTGTATAGCTTGTTGTTTCTGTACTTCAGCTTGAGCTGCAACTTGTTGCGCTTGAGCATTAGCTTGAGCTTGTTGTTGTATGTTTTGTTGAGCTATGGCTTGATCTCTTTCTATTTTCTTTTTACGTCTTAACTTTAACAACTGGTTTGCAAGCTTTACGTTTTTAACTTCTCTAATGTCAATTGCATCTTCAAGTTCTATGCTATTAGCTTGTAAAGCCATTTGTATGTTATTTTCTAACAATTGTTTTTCTTCTTCATCTGGTTGTAGTTGTAAGAATATACCAAAGTCATACAGGTGTAAGTCGGTTAACTCTGCTAACGTTGCAACGTTGTGCGCTCCAATAGCTTGTATAAATGCATCTCTTGTTGGTGAATATTCAATAACATCAGATATTCTTAATGATAAGTTTTCTGCTAACTCAGCTGTTAAGAATAAACCACCCTGCAATATGTGTCTTGTTGCTACGTTTGAATTAGCCGCTGCTAGTTTTTGTATACCAACTAACGCATTTTTATCTGGCGTGCTAGCATCTCTTGCTTCATTTAATCCAGTTACATCTCTTATCATTTGTAGATAATAGTTGTATGTACTAATTAAACTCTGTAGCTTTTGACTACCGCTACCGCTTTGTATTTCTTGTATAGGTACTTTACCTGGATTAGGATCACCTTCTTGTGTTAGTGATCTACCAATAATACTACCAGTTTGGAAGAACATATTTAATGCTTCTTGTGGATTATAGTTTGTACCGTTACCCAAATCAACTTCAGCTAAACCATCAGCATCTAAGTAAACACCATCTGGAACCATACGTGACATAACCTGTTGTAATTTTAAATGCGTCAACTGTATCATATCAGCAAAACCAGTTACTCTTCTTACTAAAGATTCTATTCTACCTTTATATATTCTTGGCGCGTGTATAGCGTAATTCATTTTAACTTTAGTGTAGTCACTCTTAGGCCTTAGCATGTTTTCACATAGTTGCCATTTTAATAATTTTTTTGTACCTAACACTAAAGCTCCTTCGTATAAAACCTCTAGTGAGTTTGATAATTTTTCAAAAGGTACTTCACCTACAGCTTCAAACGTATCATCTTTTTGTATTGCTTTTGCTGCTCCAGTACCTGTTTGTTTCAACTTATAAACCTCGTTGTTATATGTTTTATAATTAAAGTATAATACTTGAGCTATATTATTATCAACATTGTTATCATTATATGATGAGCTATATCTATTAGCAGCATACGCGTTTTGATGTGGTTGATCTTCTATTTCTAGCAAATCCTCGTTTGTTAATTGTGGAAACTGTTTTTTAAGTTCATTTATAGGTATGTTTTTCACTTCGCCACAATAATATATATCATCAAAGTACGGTGACTCGGTATAAGAATATACTAAATTTGCTGGATCTACATAATCAACAGTTATACCTGACGATGTATCAAAGTTATTTTTAACAGCTGCTATACCAAGAACAGCTATATCATAGTATAATCTTTTTAAAGTCTGATCATATTTATTACCTTCAAATAAAACATTTAATGCTTGTTCTTCTGCTACTTCTATTGATTGCTTGTAGCTTAGTTGCATGTGTAGTTCTAGTTCTTCTTGTGAGCCAGGTAATTCTTCTTTGTTGTTTTCATATAAGTTTATACCAAACTGGTTTATTGCCTCGTCTTGAAACTCAGCTGTTTGCATATCTCTTATAATAGATTCCATATATTCTGTTCTTTGGCTAACGCCATATGGATCTTGTGAATATGCTTTTATATCATAAGCTCTTTCTGCTATACCATTTACAACAATATCTACAAACTTGGGAATTATAGGGACTGGTGTCCAGTCTAAATTTAGATATGACAAGTCACCATTAATAGATAACTCATCTTTATATTTTTGAACTGATTGTTCGCCTCTTGCGTATAATCTTAATTTATGAAAATCTTGTTGGTTTAAACTAAATCTATTAGAGTTAAAGTCTTTACCAAACCATTCAGCTTCAATTGCTTGAGCTACTTTTAATCCATACTCGTAGCTGTTTTTTTCTTGGTCACTAACTACTTGACTTGGAAAATAATTTTGTGCACTTTTTGTGTTCATGTTTTATTTTATTATTTGTGAAGTAAATCCTTCGTTATTGTATCTTGCAAAACTTAAATCCACTTTCGCTCTTTCAATTTTTTTATTCGGTTGATACAGGTGTCTATTACAAGCCATAATCGCAAGACCGCTGCTAATAGTAGCATCAAACTTAGTACGCCTAGTAATATCAAATTTCGACCAATCATTTAGTGTTCTGTTAAAATACATATTGCCACAACCTCCGTCCGCTTTTAAACCCACATGTTCTTGTATGTAAGTTTCAATTGCTGCCGCGTGAGCTTGCTTTATGTCTTCACTAGAGTTTGGTATACCACCTATTTCCTTTTCACTTTGTGATAATTTATTCCAAACTTTGTCTGGCCTGTTCATTGAATAACCCCTATAACCTCGTCTTCTTAAATGATATAGCAAACGTGGTTTGTTATTCTCTGCAAGTAAAGGCATTCCGTAAAATACTAATGCCATCAAAACGTCTTCAAAAAATATCTCCGCTGTTGCTGGTCTAGCTACGTATTCTAAAAAGAACTGACTAGGTGGCGCATCTTCCATACTAAACTTTGTTAACCCATGTAAAGCGCCATTAGAACCTTGCCCATCTACAGTACCTGATATATCGTAACTATCACAACCAAATGCACCCATGTGTTCATTGCCTGGATATTTAATACCATTTCTATCAATTATTCTATTTTGTAGGTGAGTTGGTGGTACCCAACTAATTCTAAACCTACCTTTTGGATCAGGATAAAATTGTACTTTTGAATCTTTAACCCCATTAATCCATTGAAAGTTACCAATAGATATACCTTGATTTGTTTCTTCGTTATAATCTATTTGCTCGTATATTTTTACTAAATTAAATATACTGTTTTTAGTTTCATCTCTAAACGCGTGCTCTTCAGTTCTTGGAAACTGTCTATAAAATTCATTTAACGCGTCTTGGTCGTTCTTCAAACCATCAGCTTCATTTTGCCAATGATCTATAACGCCAGTATCAATAAGGTCATTGTATGGACCGTAGACCTCGTTATCTGGTGTATCAAACACAGGTAAGCCATACTCATCCATAAAGCCTTCATAGTTCCACTCCATTGGTATAAAAAATGAATATAGTCCTGAAGCTGTCTGGCCATTTTTATTTCTTTTAGTTACGTCAGAGTTATAATATAATTTCTTAAAATTATCACCACCTTTGTCTAACGCGTTACACGTTGAACCCATCATACACTTGCCAATAATTCTACTACCTAATCGTAATGTAGTTTTTGTTACTCTCCAGTTATTTAATATATTATCTGGTCTTTCCCACTTGCCACTTTCATCGTGTACTAGTAGTTTTAGTTTTTCCCCGTCATACGAATTATCACCGGTATTTTTCCAGTCGATAGTTGTATCAAGCCCCGTGAGTTCTTCAGGTTGATCTTCGGAACTTGCGGTGAGTTTTCTTCTAGTAAGCTTTGAAGCAGGTACTCTATAAGCCAACTCTGTTTTGGGTCTGTCCATCCCGTCTTGGATCGGTTTAAAGAAGAAAGGATAGTTGACCGAAATCGGGACAATTTTATCCGTGAACATTTTCTTCGCATCGGCACCAGATTTGGACAATACCCCGAAACGTGCATCGGAAGATATTGTGGCAAGGTTGACTGTTTCGCCCGATGCCATAAAAGAAAAGCCTGAGCGTCTGTTTTTGAGATAGCACATACCATAACTTCTGGCATCCGCTTTACATGCCTCCCAAAAAATAAAGAATAATCTATTGGCTTCTCTAAAATCTGGGTTTCCGACGTCAATCTTTGACCATTGGAGGTACATGTAATGAGTACCAG